CCAAGGCAAACTCCATTCTCCGTTGCGACCTACAAATCTACTTTGTGATAAGCGTTTAGAAATGTTTATAAAAAATTTACCGCCTGGTCCAGACGCATTATAGCATTCGTCCCAAAACTGTTTAATACCGCTTTTGTCAACATAGGATACGTTGTTAAAAAGAAGTGGAAGTTCAATACTCATCAAATTTACCTTCTAAAATTTCATAAAACAGTTTAAGACGCATACGATATGCGGGGTGATTGTTATCTAAATATACAAAGTCGCGTATCTTGCTTTCTGCTTCTTCTACAGTATTTGCATGATAAAAGAAGTTTTTAATTGTTTTAATAAATGATTGGTTATATTCTGTAGGGCCATGAAAACTTTCTAGCCCATTTAATATTCCAGGATCTACAAGTTCTTGTCCAAATGATTTCATATCATATGCACTTTGTATTGCTTGAGTTAATTTAGCGGCATACATATAACGATGAGTAACTTCTGCAAAGTTTTTTAAACGATGTAATATTTCAATACCTTCTGGTGTTTTAAAATCTTCTGGATAACCTGGATCAACAAACTGCATAAAATCACCATTAAATTTTCTTAATAATGGGATTTGTCCTCTAACTAAATCACTACTGTTCTCGCGGCGTTGGCTAGTTTTGTTAAACAGCCCCCAATTTAAACAGTTAGAATTGTCAAGGTGCATGACATCAGGCAATATGTATACTGTAGATGATATTTTAGACGACAAGACTTTAGCAGTATCTAATGTTACCCAAAAGTCGTTGTGATCAATTAGCAGCCAACGATCAAATACAGGACAATAAATTCCATTTTTTCTAGTTTCAGAATTAGGTGTCCTGTAGTATCTCGAAATATTATTCATGCGATGTCTCTTTCACTTGTACTTGTAATTATCCGTTTTAAAAATTACAGTTAGACTTTATGAAATTGATAAATACAAATAGAGAACAGGAGAATAAAACTATGGCTTCTTTTTTAGTTGTTGTCAAACATATACGTCCTAATACTGATGTAGCATTTTGGGAAAAGTCTCCTGAGCACCAAACCGTCGTTGATGGGTACAAAGACTCAGGAATTATTGAAAATTTTGAAGAGTTGTTTTCAGATGATAATTTAATTAGAACACAGAAAACTAGATTCCCTGACGAAGCAGCATACAACGCATTTAAAGAAGATCCAGGTATTGTTGCAGGTAGTGCAGAAACAGCCAAATACAATTCTAAAAACGGTATTAGAGTTGCTAGATACAACAAAATAATAAATCCGCCGGCGTAATCGTCCAATTTTGGTTGACCTTTACACACATTCGTGTATAATTACTTTATTGAATAATTAAGGGGATGTAGCTCACCTGGGAGAGCATCTGATTTGCATTCAGAAGGTAGCAGGTTCAAGTCCTGTCATCTCCACCAAGTATCGGAGATTGGCGCAGTCTGGTAGCGCATCTGGTTTGGGACCAGAGGGTCGGGAGTTCGAATCTCTCATCTCCGACCAATTACGGAGTGGTAGTTCAGTTGGTTAGAATACATGCCTGTCACGCATGGGGTCGCGAGTTCGAGTCTCGTCCATTCCGCCATATATGCACCGTTCGTCTATCGGTTAGGACACAGGCCTTTCACGCCTGGAAGAGGAGTTCGATTCTCCTACGGTGTACCATATAAATAATAAACATTGAATGAAAGGACTAATATGTTCGATGTTTTCAAGCGAAATAAAATGCCGCATATAGTCTTTATACACGGTGCTAATGCAACAACTAACAGTTTCAATTATATAAAAGAATATTGTAAATTTGATAACTTTACAGATTTAAGTTATAATAGTGCAGATGGGTTTGCACACAATCTTGCCGCAATGCGAGAAGATCTAAAAGACAAAAAGAATTTCTATATCATTGCTCATAGCCTAGGCGGAATATATGCTACATTTTTACAACAAGATTTTCCAGTAACAGGTGTAGTTAGTATTAGCACCCCTTTTAAAGGAAGCAGAACTGCGGAATGGGCTAAAATGATTCTTCCTGTTTACAAATTATTTTATGATGTAGGTCCAAGAGATAAGCCTATCATGGATGCACTAAGAACAAAAATTAATTGTCCTTGGTTACAACTAGTTTCAACAAAAGGACACGTACCTTGGCATTTTGGTGAGAATGACGGAGTTGTTACACTGAAGAGTATGACTTGGCGGAAAGATATAGAATACGAATATATAAATGCTAATCATTATGAAATATTAATATCAGATGAAGTAGCAAAAATAGTTAAACAAAGAATATAAGTATAGGTATGTTATATGAAGTTATTGATTACTTACCTACTATTCCTAAAGAACTAATTGAAGATCTATCATCTATTATAGATAAGAGTAATTTGTTTGACGGAGAAGCGCAAGAAGAACAGTATGCAAGTTATCCAGTATCACAAGAATTATATGACTTTATACAACAACACTTTGAGTATCCAGTAATTGTAAGATATCAAGTAATTCAAGAAAATTTAAAAATACATGTTGACAAAGATGTTGAAGAGAAATATAATTATATTATAGAGGCAGGAGGAAACAACGTAATTACACTATGGCATCGCAGTAAATTTCCAAAAAGTATATACGCAAAGTTAAATGCACAACCAAACACTTGGTATTTACTAAACGTAAAATTTCCACATAGTGTACAAAATGTTGAAAAACCTCGTATAAGCATAACAGTTAAGAGAGATGATAAATAATATTATGAATAATACAATACACAACCTATGTCTATGCTGGCTACTATCAGATCGTAGTCCGGGTTCGTGTTGATGTAATTTCAATAAGATTAACATAAAGCCCGGACTTAGTTTCCGGGCTTTTTTATGGAGTAGTAAAATGCAGTACGACGACCCAAGCGACTATTGGAAGTGGATGAAAAATAACTTCCAATAACAGTTGACAAAATAGAAAGAAGATATTAAAATGTAAAAACAATGTCGGTGAAGTGTTACGGTAGCACGGCGGTCTCCAAAACCGCAAGCCGGGGTTCGACTCCCTGCACCGATGCCAAGTTTCATGTGGATGTGACCCGAACGGTTAGGGCCCGGATTGCAAATCCGTTACATGCAGGTTCGATTCCTGTCATCCACTCCAGTTTTAAGGATTGATATGAGCAAAGAGATTTGGCTGATAAGTGACACACACTTTTTTCACGCCAATATACTAAAGTTTACAGACGATGAAGGGAATCTTATTCGAGGTGCCCTCTTCTCATCTGTAGAAGAAATGAATCAATGTATGCTTGACAATTGGAATAGTGTTGTTAAACCTGGTGACAAAGTGTATCACCTAGGTGATGTTATGATGGGCGACAAAACAGAGTTTAAAAAGTATTGGTCCAAACTAAACGGTAGCAAACGACTAATCGTTGGCAATCACGACGACATTAAATGGATGGCACAAAACGAACTGTTTGCTAAGATTCACATGTGGCGTATGTTTACAGAGTTCGGACTGTTGTTAACGCACGTTCCAATACATGAAAGCGGACTAAGGCGTGGTGCTCCTACGGATGAAACTGCTCCTATGTTGTTAAACATACACGGACACATTCATCAAAACCCAAGCCCAACAGAACATCACAGATGTGTATGCGTTGAACATATCAATTATACCCCAATTAATATAGAGGAGTTAAGAATAAAATGAGCGAAGAATCATTATCTAAAATACATGAGATAGGTGAAATGATGCGCGAAGAAAGTTTACGTCACGAATCTAAAGTTGATTCATGGTGGAATAATCTTAGTGAACACGATCGTGAGTTTGCGTTCTATGCTGTATGTAAACGCATCTTTCAAGGTGACTTAAAAGACAACGGTTCCTATCGCTATGTATTATATCAAACTTTTGGTTTTGATCCAGGTATGTATACTCGCGGTATGGATTGCGGTTATATGGCTATTCATAATTGTTTATTTGACGGTGAAGACTTAGTTAAAATGAAAAGTGTAAATCGCTTTGAAGTGATTGACGAAACTGGACGAGCATATACAAAGTATCTTGACAAGGGCGAAGGAATCAAGTATAGTTTACAAGACGATGATAAAACACTTAAAGTGTTTATTGACAAGAAGACTTGGAAGGAAGATCTTTGATTGAACATAGATTGTACGATATTGAGCGAATTGAAAATGGCAAGATATTGGAAAGAAAGCTCTTGCTCTGTACACCTAAATACGCTACAATATTAACATTAGAGGGTTGGAATGTGTTTGACTTCCACGAATCACTAGAAATGGAACCGGAATATTATGAGAACACAACCAGATTTTATTATCCGTCAGTTGGAAATCCATAACAGTCGTATTAATAAAGAAGATATTATTCGTGCGGCACACGAAGAAGGACTTCCAGAGTTCTTTGAAGGATTGCGTATGGCATTGGATCCGCTTTGGACATTTGGTGTAAAGCAGGTTCCTGTTCGTAGTGATGTGTTAAGTGGACAAGGACTCAAATGGGAAGTGTTTGTTGAACTAGCAGAGCAACTAAATGCTCGTACACTAACAGGTCATGCGGCACGTGACGCTATTGAATTGTGTATGCAGGCTGCTACTACAGAGCAATGGAATGATTGGTATCGTCGTATCCTTATTAAAGACCTACGATGCGGTGTAAGTGAAAAGACTGTCAACAAAGTAGTACCAGGTTGCATACCTGTGTTCACTTGCCAACTCGCACATGACAGTGCCAATCACGAAAAGAAACTAACTGGCAAGAAACAGATTGAAGTTAAGTTAGACGGTGTCCGTGTACTGGTTGCTGTAAAGCCAACTGGTGTTACTATGTTTAGCCGCAACGGAAAAGAGTTTCATAACTTTGGACACATTGCGGCAGAAATTGAAGCAGTAATTAAAGACCATCCTTTTGATTATCCAATTATGTTAGATGGTGAAGTAATGAGTGCTAACTTCCAAGATCTAATGAAACAAGTACATCGTAAGGACAATGTTCAGGCTAACGATGCTGTACTACATTTGTTTGACATAATTCCCATGGGCCATTTCAAAAATGGCGGTTGGGATAAACCGCAACACGAACGTAGTGCAATGGTTAAGGATTGGGTAGAACAGCATACAAGCGTTTTAAAGCACGTACAAGCGTTGGACTGGGAAACAGTAGACTTAGACACTACAGAAGGACAAGAACGCTTTGTAGGGCTTAATAAACAGGCTGTAGACGGTGGATATGAAGGTGTAATGATCAAGGATGTTGACGCACCATATACGTGCAAGCGATCTCATAGTTGGCTCAAAGCCAAACCGTTTATTGAAGTAACTCTAAAGGTAATTGGATATGAAGAAGGTACTGGACGAAATATCGGACGCCTTGGAGCTCTGGTTTGCTCCGGCAACGACGATGACAAAGAAATCACAGTCAATGTTGGTGGCGGCTTTAGCGATCGTGATAGAGATGATTTTTGGAATGCTGGTGATAATCTCCTTGATCAACTTGTTGAAATAAGAGCAGATGCAGTTACCCAAAATCAAGACGGTACATACAGTTTGCGTTTTCCTCGCTTTAAAACATTCCGTGGATTTGAACAGGGTGAAAAGTTGTAAGTACGTACTACACGAGTTTAGGATGGGCGATGTGGAGGATCCTGAAATCTACTGTGCCCATCCAATTTACGAATGGCAACAAACACCTGCGGGCAAATGGTGTATGGAAAAAGCCACAGATCCAACCTTCAATGTTATACCCGATCCTATGAATATGGGCTATCGTGTTGTTATTACAGGATATTTGAGTGGCAAACACGCCACATTCTGGGCTCTCAAAAGAGCTTGACTTTTTAACCTAGAACATATATACTAGCAAAATATTGTTAGGAGAGCATACACATGGCACGTAAAAAGACTAAAGTTAGATTGGCACCGCGTCGTAGAGGCGGTAAACTTGCTGGACCTTCTTTTGAAGGTTGGGAGAATATGACTCCTCAAGCATTTGGCAATTTGCAACGTACTGCTGTTGATTTTTATTACCACGAATATAAAACGGCAGACCTAGTACAAAATACGTACACATGGATGGAACAAAATGGCTACAGCAAAAAAGACATTGTCGCAGCCAAAAAAGGTTATATATCTCCAACAGTATCTGCTTATGCTAGTATTATGCTAGATGGTTGCCCTGACATTAATCCTGCATATAAAGAATATTGGGAATCACTTGCAGGTACCGCAGGCGAACTTAAACCACATTCAGAATTTCTACACAAGCATGTTAAGGAAGCAGTAGAAAGAGGTGGAAAAGTTGTAGAAGAAGTTAAAGAAGAAGAAAAGAAAAAAGCCAATGTGTATGTTCCTACAATTCAAGAACGCATTCGCGAGCAGTCAATTGCGTATTTAGAAGAAGTTGATAATTGGTTAGAGGGTTGGGTTGCAGATCCAAACACATTTGATCCTAAAGGTTTTGATCTATCCAAACACTTTAACAATTTGCAACCTAGTCAAGCACACGCTCGTAAGATGAAAACATTTTTTGAAACTGCACTAAATGACTTTGACGAATTAGAGCGTATGCCTACAGCAGGGCAACTTGCTAAAATGGAAGAAACTGAAGCAGACCTTTGGGTACAACTTAAAGAAGGTTATGCTCATCTTAAGAAAGCAGACATTAAAAAGTATCGTACTGCAATTGAAGAACTAAACAAGACACTTGACTTTATTATTGATAAAGCAAAAGCGACTCGTAAGCCTCGTGTTGCTAAACCTAAGAGTGCTACTAAACTGGTAGAAAAACTCAAGTTTTTGAAAGCAGATCAAAAATATTCACTTGCATCTGTTGATCCAGTAAGCATTGTTGGCGCAAACGAACTTTGGGTGTTTAATATTAAAACACGTAAAATTGGCAAATATGTAGCAGCCAATATTGACCCAACAGGAATGGGCCGTGGTACTAGTGGACTACAAGTTAAAGGTACTACAATTATTGGTTATAACGAAACAGAAAGTATTCAAAAGACACTTCGTAAGCCAGAAGAACAACTTAAAGAGTTTAAAGCCGCAGGTAAGGTTGCTTTACGCAAATATCTAGACGGAATCAGCACTACTGATACAAAACTTAATGGACGTATTAATCCAGATACCATTCTACTTAAGGTATCTTGATAAATACTTACATGAGCATAGATCAAGTCAAACAATCGTTACAAACACTAGGTAATGCAATAGAACAAATTGCAAAAACCCCTGCACCATCGCCTGAAATTGCAGACCGTTCGTTAAGCGGAAACAAGATTAATGGCGGTATGATTACTAACTTTAATAGTGTAGGCATACGTGATTCAGTTCATTATCCAAACGAGCAAGTGCTTGTTATTACAGATGATAAGATTACTGTTCCTGCTATTAAAACAGGTGCAATAGTAGGCGATACTAAAGTACTAGGTAGTTTGAATGTAGAAGGTGAGATTACTGCTCAACGTTTGTCAGTTAATGAAATTAACGCAGACATACGAAACGAAAGAACAAGTAACTTAGAATTTAAAGGCGAAAACGGCAATGCTCCTTTTAACAAGGGGTTGATATGGACAGGCAATGGTCCTACTAGACAGTTTACATATCAAGACGGGCATTTGTTTTCATCAGAGTCGATCAACGTTCTAAGAGACAAAGAATATCAAATTAACGGATCTACTGTACTAACTGGCAATGAATTGGGTGCAAGTGTTGTTAAAAGTAACTTAAGAACTGTTGGTACTCTACAGGCTTTAAAAGTATCGGGTGATGTTAGTTTAGGTGGATTTGTATTTTGGGATAACGAAAGTCAACGTTTAGGATTAGGTATTGAGAATCCAAACGGTGCTTTAAGTATCGCAAGTATAGATCATGAGTTTATTGTTGATTACGGAGATAGAGAATTTAATGTAGGTACATACACTACATCTAAATTAAATCTTGTAACTGACAATACACCAAGGATTACAATAGGCAGCGAAGGCAACATTGTTTTACATAAAAAAGTAAGTATCAAAGGCTCTTTAGGCATAGGAGTAACAAACTTCCAAGAGGATGTTTCAATTACCACAGCGGGTCCAATTAGACTACAAGGTAAGAAACAGGAAGTAGGCGACTCATTACCAACAGGTGGAAATTATTCAAAAGGTGATATAATTTGGAACACTAATCCTATACCAACAGGATATATCGGGTGGGTGTGCATTAGAGAAGGTACCCCAGGCGAGTGGAAACAATTTGGCCTCATCGCTTCCTAACAACAAGGAGCGATTAATGAACTCAACATTTTATTGGCGAAGGGCCGCTGTAATAGCGCCGACCGTTTCTACTATTCTTTTACTTCTAACAGACTTTTTAGGATTTAGCGAATTACACCATCAACTTGCTGTAATTATCTCAGGAACATTTTTAACTGTTGCAGTTATATGGTGGTGGTGGGTTATGGATAAACTGCACAGCATAACCGAGCTACAAACAAGAGCAGTTGAAGACTTCATTGAAGTTAAACAATACATAAAAGAAACAAAGGATTTAGTTCGTGAAGGCACACAGTCTAGTAATAGGCAACGGAGAAAGTCGTAAGGTTGTTAACATCAATGAAATTGATGCAATTAAAATTGGTTGCAATGCAATTTACCGCGACTTCAAAGTAGACCATTTAGTGTGTGTTGATCGCAGAATAGTAAATGAAGTCATTTCAAATAAAACTAATCTAAATACAAAAATTTACACTCGAAAAGATTGGCTGCACTATTTTTATACGTTTAAAAATATTATTGAAGTTCCAGAGTTACCTTACATTGGCACAGAGCGTTGGGATGAACCGTTCCAGTGGGGTAGTGGACCGTATGCTGTTTTAATAGGAGCATTGGAGTCAAACGAAGTACACATTATAGGTTTTGATTTATATAGCAAAAATAAACTTGTAAACAACGTATACAAAGACACCTCTAATTATGATACAAGTGATAAACATTCAGTTGATCCAAGATACTGGATACATCAAATAGGAATGGTGTTTAGATGTTTTCCAGATCATAAGTTTGTAATATACCAAGAAGACAATTGGGTACTTCCAGAATCCTGGAAATATTTTAATGTTTCTCTTGACAAGATAAGTAACATATCATATAATAATTAAACTATGATAGTGGCCTTATTGCTCATCCCACTCTAAATACTCTGCGCATCAAACTTACTCTAGAAACATAGGAGGCAAGAGATGAGTATAAAAATTAAAGCAACTAAGGTTTATAAAAACCTACCTTGCGGTCACGCACAACACTTTGATACAAATCCAGACGGTACACCAGGACACTGTGCCCAGGTACACGGATATGATAGAGAAGTAGAATTTACATTCGCAGGTGAACCAGATGAACATGGTTGGATTGTTCCATTTGGACAACTAAAACCTGTAAAGGATTTCCTAGAGTACTATTTCGATCACGTAACAGTACTGCCAGCAGACGATCCACGCATCAATACCTTACCAGAACACATTACAGAAGGCAACGGACTGTTAGGAAATCTTCGTGTATTGCCAAGTGGTGTTTCAATGGAAATGAGTTCGCTGTTTATTTGGGAACACGTTAATCATTATATCTATAAAACAACACAAGGACGTTGTTATGTAGAACGTGTAAGAGTGTACGAACACGAACGCAATGATGCAATGTGTGAAGTAGACGAAGAAACTGCAAAAGCAGATGCTCAACGTAAAAATACATCAGACGAAGTACTTCCTATGAAGCCACGTTGGGATTGGGAATCGCCTAAGGATGCAATAGCAAGGTTAAACATTTGAAACTTGATAAAAGTCTATACACTAAGGAAGAATATAGAGCATTAAAGGCTGAAAGAAGAGGACAGAATAAATTCTCTGTCCTCTGTTTAAAGCACGGCGACAAATATAATGCTGATTATGTTAATATCCTTTTTAATATGGTAAAGCGGCATTGCACTTTAACATTTGACTTTTATTGCTTAACTGATAATCCAAAAGGAATACATCCAGACATTAAGATAATTCCATTACCCGACTACTTAAAAGGGTGGTGGTGTAAACCGTATATGTTTAGTAAGGATCTTCCTATTGAAGGAACAATATTATATATTGATCTAGACGTAGTAATTGCATCTAACATAGATAAATTGTTTACGTTTAATCCAGGTAAATGGTGTACAATACGTGACTTTACTAGAGCAATGCGTGTTGATTGGCAAAAGTATAACAGTTCTGTTGTAAGATATACAAAAGGACAACTGCATGTAGTTTGGGAAGAGTTTAATAAAAATTATAAAGTTATTATGCGTCAACTGCATGGAGATCAAGACTGGTTGTTTAAAGCAACTAAAGATAATAATATTCCTGCTACTTTATATCCCGACAAGTGGATACAAAGTTGGAAATGGGAAATTAGAAAAACTAAAGATTGGGCACCTGGTGGACGAAAAGGTACAAGAACATTTGCTAGGGTAGAAGATTGTGTACCAAAAGAAGATTGTTGTATTTGTGTATTCCACGGCGACCCAAATCCACATAACTGTAACGATCCGTGGGTAAAGGAGAACTGGAGATGAAAGGGTTTATATTTGACGTAGACGGAACACTAACTCCTAGTCGTGGCAAAATAGATGATAATTTCCAAAGATGGTTTTTAGAGTTTTGTTATAGTCACCATGTGTATCTTGTAACAGGAAGCGACTATCCAAAAACAGTAGAACAACTAGGTACAACTATTTGTGAAAATGTAATCCGTGTTTATAATTGCAACGGCAATGATGTTTGGTCGCAAGGTAAAAACATTAACACAAATTATTGGGTGCTTCCAGAAGAAGCACACGATTGGTTAAGTGGACAACTTGTGTCTAGTGAATTTCCTCTACGTACAGGCTTACATTTTGAACATCGTCCTGGTATGGTGAACTTCAGCATAGTTGGACGTAATGCTGATGCGATAGAACGAAAAGCATATGTAAAGTGGGACGATGAAACAAAAGAAAGACAAAACATTGCAAATAAGTTCAATAATCATTTTGTAAATTTAACTGCTACTGTAGGCGGAGAAACTGGATTAGATATTGCTCCTAACGGCGCAGATAAAGGCCAGATATTAAAAGACTTTGAGTTTGATAATATTAGATTAATATTCTTTGGCGATAGAATGGATGAAAAGGGAAATGATTATCCATTGGCAAAATTAATACTTGACAACAAGTTAGGCGAATGTTATAATATACAAAATTGGGAAAACACTTGGAACTTATTACAAAATTATGTTGATTAACCGTATAGGCTTTGCATGTAAATACATGCACCCAGATCAGACGCAGAAGAAGAAACTGCTTGAAGAAATTCAACGTCCACTGAACACTAAGAGTACTACAGTTCAGTGGCTTAATAGACAGACACGTGATGTTGCCGAGGAACGGCTGTGGGACATCATGGTGCATAACATTCAATCGTACTACAACCTGATTGAATACGTAGGGAGTTTACCACATGAATTACGAATGGTTCGACTCGGCAGTGATTGCCTTCCTGTATACACTCAGTCTGACTGGTGCTATTATTGGAAACTACCTGATGTGGTCGCTTATTGCGAAAAGCATTTCGCAAGGGTTGGCGCCCTCGCAAGGTCGTTGGACGTTAGGCTTAGTATGCATCCTGGGCAGTTTACTGTGTTGGCTAGCGACAATGACGATATCGTAGATAGGAGCATAGAAGAATTTGAATATCACACGGACATTATTCGGTGGATGGGTTACGGTAAAAATTGGCAAGACTTCAAATGTAACGTCCACATCTCAGGCAGACGCGGTCCAGCCGGTATCATCAACGTCCTTCCAAGACTGTCTCCAGAAGCACGAAACACACTTACTATTGAAAACGACGAAATGTCGTGGGGCATCGACGCCAGTCTGGAACTTGCCAACCACGTCGCACTCGTTCTTGACATACACCACCACTGGGTCGCTAGTGGAGAATACATTCAGCCCACCGACGATAGATTTAGTCGCATAGTAGATAGTTGGCGTGGTGTTCGTCCTGTCATTCATTATTCAGTATCACGTGAAGATCTTTTAGATAGACAAGCCAAAGGCAAAAAACCTAATATGCAAGCATTGCTTGAACAAGGATACAAAAAACAAAAACTTCGTGCCCACAGTGATTATATGTGGAACCGCGCTGTTAACGACTGGGCATTAACTTTCTTACCATATGCAGACATTATGGTTGAGTCTAAATGCAAAAACTTATCATCAATAGAATTGTATAACTATGCCAATACCGGAAAAAATCATTTTCAGCGAGGAAGCAATGAAGTTTTACGCTTTCAACAACCGCAGAATCAAAGTAACGGAGAAGCGTTCACTGCTACCGAGAAAATGCTTCCTGTCTCGTAAACAGTTATGGTTTAAACACTGTGAAGTAATAAGCACTATGCTAACAGGTCCAGGCGAGCCAATATTCGAAGATTTCTGGTGTGATCGTAACGAGTTTTTATTACATGAACTAAAACGTCCACGATAAATACAATACGGAGAAAAACTATGAGTTATCTAACTAAAATGTACGGAAGCAAGCAAAAGGCTGCACTAACCCATACATCACCTGATAAAAATCCTAATCGCGTAACTGGCGGTCTAAAAGCGCAAGGCGTAGATCGTTTTACTATGGTTGCAGAAGATGGCTCACAACGTGAAATTCCAACAATGGATTATGTTCGCAGTTTAGAAGAGCAGTCAAAAAAACAGCGAGCGGCTATCACTGTATTAGAGAGAAAGCTCACTCGCTGTGAAACTGCAATTGATCAGTTAAGTACTAGACTTAGCCGTTCTTAATTGCTTCTAGAATAGCAGCCTTATTCATACTAGCATTTGCTTTTACACCGTTTGCTTTAGCATGAGCAAGTAGGTCATTCTTAGACATACTGTCTAAATCAACCTTTGCTTTCTTCGTAGCAGTCTTTTTGCTTGTTTCTTTTTTGGCAGTCATTTTTGCTGGTGCTGCCGCTGGTACTTCCATAGAACCTTCATCAGTAACTACCATTGTTGGTGGATCTGACTTTTCTGGTTCAGTGCTAGTAGGTTCTTCTGTGTTATGAAGGAAAAACCAAGCAATTAACGCACCTACACCAATAAGTAATAATGTTGCTTCTAGTGTCATAAAATTTACTCCTTAAGGAATAATATTTACATCACTTATATTTTTTTGTTATTAAAACTGAGTTTATTCTTTTTTCTTCTTTTTCTCTGGTTTAATTTCAACTGCCCCTGCACCTTCTACTATAAAAGTTGACATAGGTTCTCCCCCTAGTATAATTTTCTTGCCGTTACCTATATCAACACCAGAGTTTGCTTCAGCAAAAGCCGCAAATACTTTAACCCAGTATTCTTTAAATTCTTTAAAAGACATATATTAATGCTCCTTACTATTATTTAATAAATATTCACATAAACATAGGAGAAAGTTATGATACAAAAATGGATTAATGATCGTATTAAAGAACGTACAACATGGGACGGTGCTGTACTTGTAATTGCAGGACTTGCAATGCTATTAGCACCTACTAATATTATTGGTCTTGGCTGTATTGCCTACGGCGCCTGGACTATTTGGAAGAGCGAGTAGCATGGAAATTTGTACTATTACAGAATCAGGACAAGATCAAGTTAACAAGCTCTGCCAAGAAAATGAAGCGTATGCAGTTTCATTAAATGTAAAAGGCGGAGGATGTGCTGGTTTTGAATATGAATGGGATCTAATCAAAGACAAAAACGATCTAGAATACGGTGACGAAATAGTAGATTGTGGTAATGGATACCTTGTGATAGGTTCTCATAGCATCATGTTTTTATTTGGTTCTAACATAGATTACAAGAAAGACATTATGGGTGCAATGTTTGACATTCAAAATCCAAATGCTAAATCTGCATGTGGATGCGGGGTTAGCGTTAACTTTGATGAATCTGTATTTTCCTAGTATTTTCCAACAGGAAGATTGCTACTAGCAGACATATTCCATACTTGTTTCTTTTCCACGCCTTTCTTTTGAGCAAATTTCTTACTATCACAGTTCTTACATACGTGAAAGTAATTATTATTTAGACGTTTAGGATCCATACTTCCTCTGGATCTT